AGGTCATCATCGTCAAATCGCTTAGGATCTACTGGCTGTCCGTCTAAGGGTTCCTTTGCCTCGTGCATAGCATCCCATAGGGTAGGTGCTAAACGTGACCCATACGCCTTCTCAGCGTATTCTACGGTAGGATAACGAGCTGGCCACACTCTTAGGTGGTATCCACGCTCAGTTAGAGTGTTATAAAGACTCATTTCACACTGAGGTGTACCAAGATAGAGGATCTTCCCTTCTGGTTTCAGTACAGCGTCAAATTCCTTAACAGCTTCGCCTAACTTCTCTCTCATCATCTGTGTCATAGAGTTATTAGGTACTTCGATGTCATCTGCTATGATAATATCTGCCCGACTGCCTGTAAGCTGACCAGTGATACCGACTGATTTAACAGAGGGGCTACCACTAGCCAGCGCAGGTCTTACGTCAAACGCTATCTTACTCCACCTTTGCTCACTTGTAGCTATGAGATGTTGGCACATTGGGAGTTCTAAGATTAGTCGTTGAGTAAATGTCGAGAAATCGTCAGCTCTCTGTTTAGAGGCCGACACAACCATGAACTTCTTTTGGGGATCAAGAAGTAATTGGTGCACGACAAATGCGGCAGTAATATATGACTTACCTACACCTCGAAATGCCTCGATGATTGCTCTTCGTGGGCAGTTCTGGATGAACTCAGCCATATCGTATTGTACGGGCGTAGGATCAGGCAAGTTTAGGTGCTTCCAAACTATAAACATAAAGTTTCGGAAGTCCTTTAGCTGCTCTGGTACGTTATCCATTACGACTCCTGTTTTTCTTCACACTTGAGATGCGAAGATTGCTATAAGCATTGTTATGTGGGTTACGATCTTTGTGATCTATATCTTTGCCTTTGATTGCTAGTTTGCCATGCTTCTTTTCCATGTTACGTCTAGCTTGCTTGCGCTTATCGTTTCGTTTACGCTGTTCAGGCTTCTTATGATAGTTCTCGTACTCAGCTTTGTAGTCTCTGGCCATTACCATTTCACCTTATTAGCCCAGTAAGCTGCTGAGGATTTACCCTTAGCTATATTCTTACCGTGTCTGGCTTTGAATGATTTAGCTCTAGCAGTGTTTGTTTTATCACCAGTCTTACCTTGCTGACCAAAGCGGATGATCTTTTCTTTACCGTCAACCTTGGTTTTAACAACATGAGACTTAGTAGCATGGCTAGGAGTACGCTTAGGTTGGTTAATCTTCAAGTTATCAAACTGACCCATTACTTCTTAACCTTCTTTTTGTAACCTATAGTCAACTGCTTGTAAGCTTTAGGACTAATGGTGGAGTTTTTCTTAGACCTGCTAGTGCCAGCCTTCTTTCTTTTGTTTATGTTTGCATATAAAGACATCAGTGAGCCGCCTCTTCAAAGGGCAAAGCAGTCAGTAAGCTTGCCATAGGTGACTCAGCAGTAATAATGTCATTACTTGCACCGTTATCCTTTAGGAACTTAACGGCTACTGAGAGTTCTGATGGTGTTGCTTCACCTGACTTAACTCTTGCTAATAATTCCTTAGTTACACTTTCGTGTAAGTCTGTTAATAAATCTTTCATTTCTTACCTACTCCTTTAACTCGTTCCATTGTTCGCAAGCCACCAAGACCTAACATACCCATCAGTACAGGTAGCATGGTGCTTGTGTCCGCTTGTGGAACAACAACACCAAAGGGTGCTGCAAGTGGACTAATTAAAAAGTTTACGGTGAACCCAGCAACGCATACCCAAGCCGTTGCAGGTCGCCATGAGGATTGAAACCAGTTACCTTTGGCATCCTCTTTGTTGACAGCAATCTGTGCTAAGGCAATCTCGTGTACGTGTTTCTCCGACATCGTAGCTATTTCATGCGCTATCTTTTGTTTTGTATCTGCGTCAGGGATAAACTTATCTAAGAGTCCTGTGACTGGAGCTATCAACTGTTCTAACATTATATTCCACCTACTAATTTAATTACTTCATTGAAACCCATGGCTTGCGCCCAGTAGACTACAGCGCCACCTACTACGAGCCACTTGATCTGTAATAACGACTTATTAATACAATCAAGTTGTTCCTTTAGCTCTGTGGCGTTGTCCTGAAGAGTCTGTAACTGCTCTTCGTGCAAGTCTACTCGCCACTCTAGGCGGTCTACTTGTTGTTTTAAGTCGTCCATGTTTTATCCTTTATGCTGCTATTTCAAGTATCACTATTGATTGTTTAGATTGCTGTGTCCCAGTTGCTTGCGTTCCAGCAACCCAATTACCACCATCACTACTTTGTATTGTTGTCTTAAAAGTTATTGCGTTGCTAGAGCCAGCTACCGCAAAGTGCGAACCACTGACGTGTACATATTCTCTTGAAGTAGCATTGTTGTGTCCAATCATATCACCAAAACAAGATGCCTCAGTGCTATCTTTAATAAGTCTAACTGTACATCTAGAAGCAGCGTTGGTGTTAAACTTTGTAATACCTTGATGTACGAAAACCAAAAGCTTATTATTTGTATTTGTTGGTGTTATGGTAGCTGATAAGTTGGTATCTACTTGAGATGTAGAAGTACCTGTGGATGATTCAGCGTTAGTTGATCCTTCAATAACCTGTAACACCTTACCACCGCCAACACCCGCAAGGAGTGCTGAAGGAATAGTGCCAGTGCTGTCAAGCAGAGCTGGGTCTATGTTTGTTGTGTCAAAGTCTGCTAAGGTTCTTGCCTTAGTCATAATGAGTTACCTCTATAGTAAGTCTAAAGTAATGAAGCTATGTAGGGTTTCGCTTTCACCGAAGGTAGAGGTTGAGTTACTTACAACATTATACAAGTCAGACCTGTTAAGTGCATTCAGTAAAGCAACATCATCATCAGTTTCAGGCTTTGCCCAAGCAATAAGCTTGTTGACTCCAACACTTTTTAAGTATGTATGGAGTGGTTGTGCAAAAGCTTCGAGAGGTGTTAAGCTAAAGTTTATTGATGAGTGAGCTGTAGAACCATCGAGAATTAACTCAAAGAGTCCTACAATAACACCGTCTTCTTCTATAGATAAAACCTTTTCAACGCCATGCCCTGCATCTTCTATAAGTTTCCACTTTAAAGCATTGAGGACTTCAGTGTTATCTTCCATCCCCATGTTTGAAGTATACTCATCAAAGTATGCTTGGTTAGGGTTGTAGATAGCTTCGACTAAACTTTCAGGTACGTTGTTAATTTCATTTAGAGTTATCATACAAACTCCCATGTTAATGTTTTAGCATTGTTAGTTGTATCAACGAGAGAAGGATAACCAGTACCATACGATCTGCGATATTCCGCACCAGCAGGATAATATGCATTACCTGTGTGATTAGCTCTTGTAAAATTACTCATGTCGAAAGTATTAGAGTTACCCTGTCCATCATCTATTTTTAAGCTAGTTAGCCAATCACTTGCAGGGTGGTCTGATGCACTAACATCAAAATCTATTTCTATACGGACAATACGATTACCATATTGAGCGTAATCTCCTATATAAGGGTGAGGTAAAGTTTTAGTTAAGATAGTAAGGTTAGCAGGACTAGGGTTACTACCTCCACTTATAACTGTTGATCGAGCAAATCTACCTGCAACATACCCATAACCAGACCCGTAAGGGACGTTAGCTAAAACACCAAAGTTTACTGTTGATGTGGGAAGAGTAACGGCAGAGGCTTGTAAGTTAAAGCCTCCACCAAAGAAGTCTGACCCACTACCTGAAGGTGTTACAGGTTGTATAGGATCAAGAACAAAAGGTTGGACTACATTTTTTATCATAGCCATACCTACCTCGTTTCGCTAATATAAGCCTTTGAAGTAGCGCCTAAGTCGATTGTAGTATCAGAAGCACTGCCCCCAATAAGAACAAAAGGTGGTAGAGCTAGTTCTTTCATTTCACTTGCCGTAAAACTGTGTATCAGTACGTAGTCAGTGCCGTTTAAGCTACCATAAAGATGGCCATCAGAACTACCCTTTACAAACTGTACTAATCCTCGTGACCCATCGCCCATCTTTGGGTTATATGGAGTGTTGTCGTTTGCTAATTGTGGCATTTTTTGTTTCCTTTGTTATCGGTTAATTACTTCTAAAACGTATGCGGTTGAAGGGTCATCAGCAGTTAAAACCACTGAAGCCCCGCTTAATGTATAATCATTGGAGCCACCTTCTACCAACTTAACTCCGTTTAGAAATACAAACGTATTTGTACCAAGAGTTGCAGAGGTTGTGAAAGTTCTTTCCCCTGAGCTAGGAGTTGTGAAAACTGTTTTAGTCTCTATCGTATTCACTATAACCCAAGCACTGCCATTATAAACCTTCAGGAATCCTGTTTGATTATTAAAGAATAAATCACCTGTGTTAGCTGTGCTGGGGTCTGTTGTACCTGAGCTGTAAAACGTCTGTGCGCCAAAGTCAGTTCTTTCGGCTGAGTCTACAGCTTCCTGTGACAAGAAGAATAACTGATTAGCATCTCTATCCATTGCATCCGCAGTCAATAGAGAAGCATCATTATAGTCAGTAAGACGTTGGTTTGGGCTAGAGCTTCGACTAATACGTATCTTAGCTGCTGCTACTGGAGCCGTACCAAACACAACAGCGTTAGTATTATTTGCGATTGAGTAGTCAGTATTAAGAGTTTTTATAACTCCATCCACCGTCACTATAATGTGTACCTTTTCTAAATAAGGCGGTGTAGTGAAAGTAGTAAGACTGCCATTAGCTACGTAGTCTATGTATGAGTTTGCCATTATTTTTCCTATTTATTTCGATCAAAGAAGGTATCCAGAATAGTCTCTGGGTTAGTTATTACTTGATCTTGTGTTTGTTGTAATTGACCTAAAGCTTGCGCTGTTTGTGAAGCGTTCCACATCTCTAACATTCCTAAGTCTTCACGTTCTTTAGCTACAGTGTACTTAGCTAATGACTCGTAAGCGTTTAAGACTTGTAAGATAAGCTTTTCTCTACTGCCTCCAAAAGCTAGATCAGGCTCAGTAGTAGCATTAGTAAGATCATCGTTATAAGTATCGCTGATAACTAAAGCCTCTAGCTGCTCCTCAAGAGTCATGTCATTAATCTCAATAGACGAATAGACTTCATTAAAACGCCACCATGCTGACTTACCATCAACTTCAAACGCTTCACTTTCCCAATCGAGTAATCCATCTTTACGAGGGATGTCAGCAATGTCTGCGCCTATCTCTAGGAAAGCTAAACGTGCTGGTTCATTTGATAAGAAAGTAGCTTTAGATAAACCATTGACTAGGCCGTCTTGATTAGGTTTCATCATAGGTCGTCCTAATCTATCAAACTTAGGCTCCATTGTTTTAGAGAAGAAAGGCATACTTGCTTTTGCAGCTTCCCACACTCCATCAACTTCACGCTGACCTTCATCATTGCCCCATTTAAGAAACGATGGAGTAAAGGTTCTAGCTTTAGCTTCTATGTAGTTCTGGAATCTTCTTTCAGGATTAGCTAGTGTTTCTACAGCATTAGCCACACCTTGCGTAAACGTAGTATCTTTCATCAAGTTTATATTTGATACAAGAATTGCAGAAGCTAATTCATTTGATTGGTCATACAGACCAGCTTCTTCTAAGTCTCTTACATTAACCATTGTCATCAACAAGTTGTCCATAGGAGCAAAGCGTTGCGTGTTGTGAAACTTCTGATCATCCTCAAAGTAGATTGAGTGAGGTTGCCAACCAGAAAGTTTAAGGTTCTTCACGTTATTGTAAGTTGCGTGGTCAAACGTCCCTTGGTAACGATACATTTCAATAGTACCGCCTTTACCGTCAGGCACTTGAACCTTCTCATCAACAATGCTGCGAACTGTTAGGATAGCAGAGGTCATAAAAACTAACTCAAATAAAGCTCTATCTCTATCATCAGCATTACCACCAAAGAGCATTCTACGAGAACGTCTTGAGGCTAAGTTTAGGACAGGTGTTCGTCTACCTATATACTTAAATACGTTCGTAGGTGTTCGGATATACCAAGCATCCATTAGTAGGCGCATAGCAGGAAACTGATTCATTCCTTTTTGAACCCAAGACCCTATATCACCAAGGCTATCAGTGAATGTAGCTTCTCTTGTTTTTTGAATACTATAAAGTATTTGACCTAGTAGTTTTTCTTCAGCCTCAGTTAAAGCTTCTTCACCTTTGCGAGCTTTCTCAAGTATCTCCACACCTTCATCAACTTTAGAATCTACAAGCTTCATAAAGGTTGCATCATCTAAGTCAAAGTATTTACCTGATTCTAATAAGTCTTCTTGAACTAAACCTCCATAAGTACCTCTGAAGTTAAGCTGTTTAAAGAACTCATCACCAGATGCTAGACCTCTATAAGACAGTCTAATGTAGTTACCAACAAGGTCTTCTAAGGTCATACCTTCGTGGATGGATTCTTTCCATTCCCTTAAATCAATATCACCTTTACCCCATGCTACTTGGTCAGTTGCACCTTCAACTTCTTCTTTAACTTTAAAGTCAGGGTCAAGTTGGTTGTAGCCAGTCATTAAAGTTTCCCACGCAGCTCTTCTTGCTACATGAAAGTGACGAATAGCGGCCATAGATTGATACTTAGCTCGTCTAAATTGGCGGGCTGAGGCACTAAAATCTCCTTTAAGAGTTGATAAAGGTCGGGTGATTGGTGACATTAAACCACCACCAGCAGTTTCAAAGTTGTTTAACACCATCTGCACAGCATTCATAGCAGGGTTAATAAGTTGTGTTTCCCAACCCATTAACAGGTTAGAAGAACCAAACTCAACAGCCTTATCAAAAAAGTCTTTTGAAACTTCTCTAGTTCGTCCAAGAGCATTGTACATACGCTTAAAGAATGGATCTAACTCATCTACTGCTGAAGGAGTTAAGCCACTCTCTTCTGCTGCTTTGTCTATATCTGTCTTTTCGCTTTCTTTCTTTTTCTTATTCTTCTTTTTCTGTTTCTTAATATCTTTCTCGACTATCTTAGCCTGAGCTTTCTCAAGGTCTTTACCAAACAAGGTAGATAGGTCAGGAGTAAAAGCATCATCAAAGGCTTGCTTGATTGCAACAAGACCACGACCTAAACCACTGTTTGACGCTTTGCGCTGTGCGTGGAGGTCTAACTTAGCTTCTACAAGTTTCTGCTTTCTTAGTATGGCTGTCTCATCGCCTGCTTTGAATTCAACAGAGTCATCAATGATAGCTAAGGCTTCATCAATAGACTTGTTAAGAGAAGCTAGAGCTTTAACCCACTGTGCTGGCTCAAAGCCATCAGGTCGGATTGTCATTTCTCTAAGGGACTTAACGAACCCTTGGATGTCATCCGCATTCGAGTCACGGAGTAACTTAGCAATGAGCTTGTTACCTTGCTCAACTGTATCTTTGATTGGGATAACTTTAGGATCACCTACATCATCAGGTGAGCGTAAGCTGCCTAGCTTTTCTCTGTCTGCTTTCGTAGCAAGATCAAGCTGCTCATCCGTCATGTTCTGCGGTGAACGGTTCTCAACAGGATTACCTTCTGCATCAACACGAGGTTTAGTAGCAGTAGCTACAGGAGTTGTATCAACACCTTGAGTGTATGACACTCTTGGTTTAACTTTAGGTACTAGAACTTCTGTATTACCTGCTTTAGCTTGTGCTTTAATTAACTTTCTAATCTTAGCAGCTTCACCAGCAATATCTTTAACACCAGCATCTTCTAAAAACTTTATGTACTGGTCATGTGAAGCACTCTTCCCTTTACCACCTACGATGTACAAAGCTTTAGCTATGTCATTTTCAAACTCTAACTCAATGGGAGTTTGACCGTAGTTATACTTAGGAGCAGCCTTCTGTAACTCAGGAGGAAGTGTATCAACAACTGTGCCTACCTTTTCTTCAAACTTAACAGCAGCAGTCTCAGGAGTCTCTACTTTAACTGGAGTACCTTCAGGTGAAACTAGCTCCACTTCCGAAGGATCTTTAAAACTTTCTTCTGCTTTAGCTTGTAGTTCAACAGCTTTTGCTGCTGCTTCATCACGCTGTGCTTGAGTAAGGCTAGGGTCTTGTGCTCTTTTAGCCTGACGTATTGATCTGTAGCCGTAAGCCATCGTTCTTAACGTAGCTTCAAAGGCTACACCTAGAGCTGCACCTTCAAGAGCATTCTTTACTTTACCTTCAAAGATACTATCATCTTCGTTACCTTCAGACGCTAGATAATTAATCCAATCGTTCTCAAGACCTGTACTTTTAAGAAAGTCAGATAGACGAGCTTCGTGTGCATCAAAGACTGTGAAGTCAACTACAGCACCCTTGAGTGTTGCTTTACCAACTTGAGTAGCTACCGTTGCACCTTTAGCTATGGTTAATACTTTAACAGGAGCTAGAGCCATCCAGCCTGCAATGAACTGTGTAAGACCGCCTGTAGCGCCACCTACGAAAGTCTCTTGCATACCCATGTCTCTGGCATCACCAAGATCAAACACAAGGTCTTCGACTACCTGCTCTGCTTTAAAGACAGAATAGAAGTTAGCTTCTTTAATTGCTTGTAGTTGCTCAGGGTTTACATAAGTAAAGTCTGTAGAACCTATAGAGAAAAGACGAGTGCCTTCGGCATCGTTGTATAACTGTAGTTGCTCAGGTGTAGCATCAGCTTTGTTAAACGTGGTGATGTCACCAGTATAAGGAGTAATAGCTTTGTTCATAAGCTCTACAGGCCAATCTATAACTGTACCTACAGTTTCTTTAGCAAAGGAACCTATAGCTCCTAACATATTGACAGGAACTTCTGCTGCTGTGCCTAAGACACCTTTGCCTTCTTCCTCTGGTACAGGAGCTACGTAATCCTCATGGAACGCACCTTCATCAGTAGGGATGAAATCTACAGGGTCTACCACTTGTTCAGGTTGCATAATACCATCGTTAAAGATACCACCGTATTCCTGTGACTCATCAGCAAAGATGCCGCCATATTGTTCTGACTCAGCCATAATAAATCCTAGTTAGGTCTTTCGTATTTCTTGTCCCACATTTCTAAAAACTTGGGGTCTTGGTTATGTATTTCCCATTGCTCTAAAGCTGCTTGATTAGGTACGAGCTTACGGTTCATCAGTTCAGCTAACTGTTGCTCATCGTTCTGATTATTAACTGTCTTACCGTCACTAAGGAAATCTTTTTTGTTAATTTCTTTAAGCTCACGCATAGCATTGAAAAGGTTTGCAAGCTCCACATTTGGGTCTTTATCTTTCCAATCAGGAGAAGTAGCCATCTCTAAGTATTTCTTTTGGAATAAAGGTCTTATATAAGCAAATTCGATATTATCTTCTAAAGCTCCTCTAAAACCAGTAGACTTCTTAGACAGGGTTTCCACGCCTTTAAAGTATTCCTTGTAAACTACATCTTGTAATAAGAACTTATCGTTAGAATTACCTAGACGACTGTACAACTGAGTAGCTAATCCTTGACTGATTGTTTTGTTGTTTACTTGAGCTTGAATAAAGTTCCTTTGACTGTCAGGCGAACCTGCTGCAATGAAACCTTGCCAGACGTTACTCTCTTGTTCAGGAGTCATAACTACCTTTTGGATGGCTCTGTAATTACTAGCCATAGTGTTGACTAAGCTATCTGCGTTAGGTACACCTTGATTAATGTACTTTTGAATTAACTCAGCTTGCTGTTCACCTGTTACAGGAACACCACTGTTAAAGAGAGCAGCACCTTCTTGTGCTAATGCAACTTTATCAGCTTTAAGCTTGTCAGCAATCTCTGTGTTACGTTGGTTCTTTTGCTGCGCTCGTTGTGCTTTAATTATATTCTTTTCTTTCAACCATGCTTCACGTTCTTTAACACCACCTATAGCTTTACCACCACGGGCATCACCTAGTAGATAGTCATAGACTCTAAAGTCACCGTTCTCTCTTGCTGCGATTGATGCAACATTACCAAGAGTTGTATAGGCTTCTTGAGGTGAACGATCAAAGCTCATAATGTCTTTATCAACCTGTCTCATAAACTCAGTAAACTCTACTGACTGTGAGCTAAGTGTGACCACTTGGAGTTTGGTTAGGATGTTATTGTTGAGTGCGTTCTCTTCATCAACACGCTCTCTAGCGATATTAGCTTCACTGAAAGTTTTATTAAACACATCGCCAGTAACATCACCAAAAGCTGTCTTACCTTTAAGTGTCTGAAGGTTGTTCATAGATTCTTGATAGTCAGGATAAGCTGTATTAAAAGCAGACCACACTTCTTCTGGAGAAGGACGCTGACCATCTTGTAGGCCATGATCGTATGTCTCTGTAAATTCTTTTATTACAGGCTTCCAACGCTCTCCTTCATTAGAGGCATTCATAGCTTCTAATAAGGACACTTGTTCCGCTGCTTTTGCTTGTGCTTTGTCTGCCGCTACTTGTATAGCTTTAGTTTCTGCTTTTTTGCTATTAGCGAGGGTATTGAATCCACCAGCGGCCTGACCAAGAGCTTTGGCTATTTGAACACCTCTGGTGTCGCTCTCTGGTTGTACAAAAGTATCTACTCGTCTAGCCGCAACTTTGTAATCTGGCTTAGTTGATACGTTGCGCCAGTTTAGTGATTGTTCGATTGAAGTTGCCATTAATTTATCCTATTTATGCTACTGATGCGATGTCACCTGCTATCTGAAGACCAGTTGCGGTATTACTAGAAGCCGATACAGAGTTGATACGTGACTGTGCTGTGGATCTTACACCTTTACGATCTAAACCAAACTGGTCTATTTCACGGTCAAGGTTCTGTAAGATTGCTGTATCAGTTACAAGTCCTTGTCTCATAATGCTCTGCCCTATGGCATCGTTGTTTAACACACCACCAGAGTTAATAGCTGCCATATCTGCTCTTGCTAAAGCTTGGCGTGTTTGTAACTGGTTTTCAATTAACTCTCCTGCTGATTTCTCTTGCAGTTGGCTTTGTTGTAAATTTATTTGTTGATCTTGCTGCATAGCTGCGATGTTTGCGTTTCTCGCATTCATTTCAGCCGTATCGTTTTGAGCCTTTGCGCTCATTACTGTACCACCAACTGAAGCGGCTAAACTTGCGGCAGTACCTAATGTACCCCATGCGGCTGTAACTGTGGCTGCGCTTGCTGCTGTTCCTGCGGCTGTGGCTGCTGCGGCTGTTGCTCCACTAGCCAATGCGGCAGAAGATGCCGATGCGGCTGCGGCTGTAGCTGCTGTTGAGCCTGCTCCACCAATAATGGTAGGGATTGCTGCTAATAAAGGTGCACACATTTTTTAATCCTCACGAACTGGATAAAGGGTTCTTTCCCTACTCCATATTCTTCTTCTAATTTTATAAATTCAAATCCTAATGACTTGAGCCATCTCTTCGATACTGTATTATCTGCATGAACGTAATTAAAAAGAAGTGGGTATCTTTCTAGTATTTCATCTACCCACTGCTTTGCTACAGGTATCATGGTACGTTTAGTCTCTAATAACTTATCTGTACCGAGCATCCAAGGGACAGCGTAAGAACCATAATCAGACACACCAAACATCGCCACAACACTTCCATCTTCGTGGATGATGCTATTATGCTCCTGAGAGGCTCTGTAAGACTCTTTGAGAGCATCGTAGGGTTTAAAGCCGTGACTAGCCATAACTTCATTAGCGTCCTGTGAACGCATATGAGGAGCCATAGCTCGGCAGTCCTCAAACCTTGCAGGTCTGTAGTGGTGTCCCATGTTTACATCCTTTTGTTTCTTAAAGTGACGAAAGCTTCTACTTCAGCGTTTTGGAACGTGCTAGGTAGATGACTATCGTTGTTTATAGTTATAGTTGTTTCTTGTGCTTGAGATTGTATACCAACTTTGAGTGTACCGTCTTCAACTACTGGAGAGTAACCTAAGAGGTTATCAGACTGCCCTAAGATACGACCAGTAAAGTTAGTTACTTTATCGTCCCTGCCTGTTGAGGAGACTGTCACATTAAAGTTACCTGTGTCATTGTAGTTTAATCCTATACTTCTTAACTGGTGACGAGCCATACGTGTAGGATCATTGTCGCCTGCTTTGAAGACTTGCTCAGAGAATTTATAATTAAAATCATAAGCTTCGCCAGCATAAACGTAGTTAGCTACTGTAGCACCATTAGCTATGTGTGTGCCTGCTAAATAAGTAAACAAAACACTATCATCCGCAGGAGTTCCTGATGCTAATAGGTTTCCTTTATGATCAACATAACGTGAGTTAGTTGTAGCATCATAAACACTCAGTAAAGCTGATTGGTTAGCCAGCCCTGATAAAGTTTTACGGTGATCTAGTAGCACAGGGTTAGAGCCACTCTGCACACTTACAGTGGCGGTTGCGTAAACAAAATCTACTGTGTAGCTACCATTAAACATAGCAGCGTAGAGTGTGCTATCTATAACGACATCAAAGTCTACAAAATCATCAGAAGTAGAGGCCAAAAAATAATTACTGCTTAGGGGCACTGCCACAACTATAGCTTTTGTAAAAACATGACCAGTGTTGTTATTAGTTATTTTAATACTTACAGGTAAATCTGCATTGGAATAAGCAGAAGCCCCAGAGAACAAAGATTGTAAAGCTCTTACTCTTGCTTTGTAGGGGTTAGTTACTCCTCCACCTACATAAGTAGTTGCATGAACATAGGCTTGTAGTAAGTAACTACTTGCTGCGGTTCCTGAACCTGATAAGTTTGAGGCATAACCTTTCCTAGTGTGTACATAACCTAAGTACCCATCTTGATATAAGCCAGAAGTACCGCTAATAACTGTTTGGGTGGCTTCTTGGTAAGTGGTGGTTTCTTGCGAACTCGCTAAACTCATTTCTTCAAAAGAGCCATCCATAAAGACTATGGTTAAGGTATCGTTATTAAAGAAAACGTGCTTAATATCTTTTGCGAATACCCATTTAGACCAAGAGCTTTGTATACGTTCTTGATCAGAGTTGTACCATTTGTACACGTAACATTCTTTCTTGTTTGTTTCTGTTAAACATAACAATATATCTTCATTAGAAGATGCTATCATCTGTCTTACAGTACCCGTTATATACTCAGGAACGTGTGAGGTGATTGACGGAGCATCTTTGTTATCAGAGTCGTCTTTAGTAAAGAACTCTCGGACACCTGAATAGTCACCACTCTTAGTTGTAAAGAATACACTTGTACCTGCACCGACTGGGGCAGATGTTAAATCACACTCATACTTAGTTGACTGGTCTATAATAACCTCTGAGGGTGTTAAGAGAGAGTCAGCAGATAGAGTGAACTGTGTTAAATCGGAGAAGAGTATTAGATCATCTTGAGCTGGTACAGCAGCCTTGAGGATTGATACCTCATTCTGGCTAACCGCTAAATCAATAGGAGCTGAGTCAAGTAAGCTTCTTACCGTTACTCGGAAGAAGTTAAAGTAACTACTGGCTTCACTAAAGATAACATTTTCATCTGCTAGGAAACCTAAGCGATTACGGTGGAAAAATACATCATTAATTTTACTACCAACAAAACTTGGGAATGGGTTAGTATCCTCATCTCCGCATTTTCTGTCATCCCATGTGCTTGCACCAAAACTAAAGCTTAGGTCAGCGTTTTGTTTTAACGTGTGGGGCATTGTAGCTGCGTCAAACGAATGGTAGACAGGATTACTTGGCCGTGAAGGAGCTGGACACTCTTTCCATGTTCCTTGGTTCCCTGTTCCTACAAACTGCACATAGAAATCATCTTCTTTCTTTTGGTTGTCTCCATTCACTTGGATAACAAAACCATCCCTACAAGTCTTAGGGAGTGTAGTAAAACTAGCTGCTGTATCTTTATGAGTGAATAAGTTTGTATCCCCTTGGTCATCACGAGATCGCATATCAAAAGCATTTGTTGTGCTTTCTAAAACAGCGAAGGAAGCACCGTCTGTATAGTTCCTAGTAATACCTACTAACCTAGCAGTATTATCTGATCTAAACAACCCATCCTCAAAAGCGAAATTTGTAGTTGTTGGGTTATCCGAAGAATTAGTCAGAAAATTCATTATATTACCAGTACCCAAGGTCACTACGTTGTTAGGGTGTTCATTATTTAACGTAGTTACACCCCCAACACATTCAGATAACCCATCTTGTTTAACATAAACACGGTACTCTGAGCGATAAGACGCTGATTTGATATAAAACATCCCTTCCCAAGGTCTTACAAAAGAAGGGGTGGACGTATCCGTTGCAACTACTTTATCTTTATTAACGAAGAAGGTAGCATCCGAAACAGAAGTAGCTGCTATTTGTTTATCAGTTATGGCGGCAGTTCCAAAGTACGCAGCTAGGTTATCGCTGTTTGTAGCTATCTCCGTACCTGACGCATCCCAACTAGCGACACCAGACTCATATCGAAGCTTTCCGTCAATATCGTAGACGTACATCTTAGGAGTTACTGGGTCAGTTACTACGGTGTACTGTTCATCCACGCTTCTTTTATAAGTGTGAAAGTGCGATCTGCTTATTTCTGATACACTGAGATAACTAGAGCCGTTAGGTAATGTTTTCTTTAACTTATTCTTTAACTGTGTAGGTGGGCGTTTCTTTAATCCATCAACAATATCAGAGAAACCGTTTTCCTGTGCTTCTGCTTGGCTTGCTAAACGCAAAGCTGGTGGTTGTTGAGAAACCCCATTGATGAGGTTTGGGATGTTCTTAGAAACTAGAGCCATTTGTTATCACCTTTGTTCCAATGGAACGATCAAGTACACTTGCAGTACCGTAATCATCGAATATATTATAATCACCGTTATCCCCTTCCATCTCTCGGAGAACGAATAAGGCTTCTTGTTCATCATTCCTGTTCATTGCTGATAGTGAATCACTACCAACTACTCGCTCTTGAAAGATACGTGCAGCTTTAACAGTGATGTAGCGTCTTGCTACTTCAGGACATACTTCAAAATCTAATAGGACAACCACATCAAGCTTGAGTGCTTTGCCTATGTTAAAACTATGTTTAATCTTATCGTACATCTTGTTGCCACGTTGGATGTACTCTTGCTTAGAGCTTCTGTACTTCGTCTCAGAGTTAGCTAAATCAGCTCTAATGATCTCTGTAGGGAGTACAACATTACCGCTAGTGTCAGCAGCAACGGTATAATCTGGTTCCGAGTTAAAGTTCCAGCCATGAGCTTGGACGCTTCTTGACACTTCATTGAGAATTGTCTCAGCAGTCTCGGCATCTACTAAGCCAGATGTTAAACTGTTTACTGGTGCTTCACCAATAGTAGACAGCATAGAGTTCACTGCTTCCAGTTTTGTTGTAGGAGTTGTCATGTTTACCTCAATGAAAAAATAAAGAGAGAAACACCCCCGAAGGGGTGCTCTCAAACACAATTAAGATGCGTTTACTAATTTAACAGCACACTCAGGACGTAATGAGCTATGACCCATTGCGTAACGAGCTACCATTAGTGTACCTTGTCGTGAAACTTGGTACTCTGACTCAACAGCCAAGTCTAATAACTTAACAGTCGCAGCAGCGTCTTTAGTAAATACTAAGCCTTTAGAACCTGCAGGTAGGTTGTTAGACATGTATACTTTAGCGCCGCCGATTTGTGGAACAGTACCAGCGTTTAAGTTACCACCAGAACCGAAGTCTGAACTCATCACACCAGCAAGGTTAGAAACCGTACCAGTAAACAAGCGGTAGTAAGTATCAGCATCTAATACTACATACTTCTCACCAGTAACGTTCTTAGTATCAAGAGCTTCTAAGGCTGCGAAGATACCATCAGCTACTTGTGAACCAGTTGTTGCAGCACCTGTGCCTTCAAACTCAACATCAGCGTTGTTCTGTGATGCACCTTGAGCGTACTCAGCAGTGTCATCAGTTGCGGCAGCAATCTGACCGAAGATAGCAACGTCAGCAGCTTTAGCTAGAGCAGTACCAATTTCAGCAGAGTAGATTGAGCGAACATCGTAATGGTTCATCGCATCATCAATTTTCGCAATGAAAACAGAAGACGTTAGAAGATCATTGATGTTTACTACTTTCTCACTGTGAGCGATAGCACTAGGTACTACTTCGTTACCAGCCGCAAGAGTTGCAGTAGTAGCGATACCTGTTAATGGAAATTGTGCGCTAGAACCTTGAGAGATTGTGCGTACACGGTGTAATGGCATTGCGATGTTGTTAGTATTGAACGCAGTTAAGACTTCACCAGTGAACGTCTTTAAAAAGAGTTCTTTAGCGTTAGTGCTTGTTCCAGCGTTTTCACCCAATCGTGAGGGTGCAGCATAGTTACTTGACATAATGTTTTACCTTTTAGTTAAATGTTTAAATGATTAAGATTCTACTCAGTCACTTAACACTCATGCGTTCTCTGAGATTATCCTCCTCGGAGGGTCAAAGGTAATAGTATTGCGTGTTGTCGTACTTTTAGAATTAAAAAACCCTCCGAAGAGGGCAAAGAGACTTGTTACAGTTGACTCCTACCAAGCTTGGCAGAAATCTTTTGGCGATATGCGACATCACTTTCGTATCGGGTGTCGTTCATAGCGGCAGTTACTTCTGCCCATGAGTTGAACACACCACCTGTAGAGTTACTGGATTGCCCTTCACTTAGTAGTGTTGGATCTGTACCCTCGGCAGCTTGATACTTTGTTTGTAATCCCGACACAGCCATCTTGACCATATCAACGTCTCCTGAAGTTACGGCTTTATCAAAAGCTGCAATCTCCCCATCACTGAGGTTATCTGCTGCCCATGACGTTAAGTCTCCGTAAGCTTCTTGACCACCTACAACATCGTAGACAGCCTTTTGGTAGTTAGCGGTTAAGGCTTCTTGACCTTTGATCCAACTATCAACCAAATCTTTTGAGAACCCTGCTTCCTCTAACTTAGCGTAAGAGTCTTCAGTGATTGCTCCTTGTTCGTTGTATTCATTTTGTAGCGAATTAAAATCAACACCTGCATTCTCTACTGCTTGTTGGACATCACCAGCCTCGGCTTGCTCAGTCAGTTCAGGAGTAGGTTCTGTTGGCGCTTCTTCTGCTTGCTCGTTGCTACCTAGTTTTGATTCTAAGTTAGCATACGCCTCTGCCATCTGTTCGGCAGACTTAAATTTCTCTGGTAGCCAGTCAGGACGTTGTTCAGCGTCAGGGTTATTCTTAACCTCTAACTCTTCAGCAACCTTTACCATCTCAGCTTCGTGTGCTGCCTGTGCTTCTGCATCAGGAGCTACTTCTTCGTGTGTAGATATTTGATCCATAATAGTCTCTTTAGTTTTAAATTATATTGATAAACTTTTATTTTTATTATGTTTAATTTTTTGCATGATAATAGCAGTAGCAAATAATGCGTTTGCTTTATCATTGTTTAGGAGATATTTTTGTAGTTGTGGCCTAGACATCGCTCTTAATTCTGCCAGAGTAGTTCCAGCAGCTTTCGCAGCCCCTTCACCAAAATAATTACCTTTATTAAGAACGCCTCTGGCTGTACTCTCAACTACTTGAAATAAACCTTGCGCTCCTGTGGCACTCACTTGTTTCTCTTTAGATAAATGACCACCAGAGGTTTCTATCTTAGCTATATTAAGCATTCCTTCTCTAAGGTCTTCTTTATTTATACCTAAGTCCTGCATTTCATAATCAAAAGCACCACTATTTATAGCGTAGTCAGTAACATCTTTGACAATCTGTGTAGGCTCGATAGATTGAGCTGCATCATAGTTGTGAACTCTTTCTTCCAAAGGGCTTGTTTCAGCATTGTAAAACTTTGCCCACCATTCAGCACCAAGTTGTATAGTTTTACCTGTATCCATAAACTCCTCTTCTGAAGGAATTTCAAAGTCTTCCTGAGGCTTCGGAGAGCTTAAAGGCTTTGGCGGTGCTTTTGGTACACTTTTGGGTGCTCTATATTGTTCACGATTATCATAGAACTGTTGTACAAGTCCTGCACCTAATGCTTCGTTATACTCCATTACTCCTCCATTGGTGGTTGTTGTGCGCCTTCTACCATTCCTTTCACAGCAGTAGGAGCAACCTTCTCAGCCATCTGCATCATCTGTTGTTGCTGCATCTGCTCTTGAGCTGCTTGCTGTTCTTGGGCTTTCTGTTCAGGAGACTTAACAAGACCTTGTGTATCGATACCCAGTGATGCGCCTAAGCGATCAAGGTAGTCATCAATGTTAAGGTTCTGTTGTATCACCTCTTGACCTAAAGGTTGAAGGTACTGCAAGAACGCTGATAGTTTGTTAAGATCCTGACCTCGGCCAAGAGCTTCTAAACCAGTAACGATCTGAGGCTTCAATGTGTCTTTAGGGAACTTGGGCATCTTGCCTTCTTTCTGCATCTTGTTAAGCAGGAGGTTGACAAGTGGTAGTTGAAATTCTTGAGACAGGACAGAGTAGATACCACCTAAAGCAGTCTCTAGTTCTTGTGCCATGTATCGTACTTCCTCAGCCGTTACACGTTCAGCATTACGCTGGACTGAGCTGTTAAGTAGGAAAGAGAAAGACAAGCGTTCTGTAATTACTTGCATTGTTTCTTGTGCTACTCGGAAGTCATTAAACTTATTTGCTTGGAGTGTGCTAACATCATTGGCATCACCTGAGATGATAGCGCCATTAGTAGAGTCAGCAATGTTACGTATCTTAGTTGTACCATTAGGGCGTACCATGAAGAGTAGTTTAGCACTAGCTGCACTTCCTTCTACGATAGCACGAGTCAAAGCTTCTAATGATTTTAGATCACCGATAATCTCTTCCACGAAAGAGCGACCGTAATCGTTACCATCAATAGCGATGAAACGTAATGCTAACCATGGTAGCTTGTCTGCTGGGTAACTACCCTCAGACTTAGGTATCATTTCACCATGTACTTCTTGGTGTACAACAAACTTCTTACCTTCACGTTTAATGCAAGTATAGAGTTCACACTCTCTTTTATCTTGCTGTGCGATGTATTCCTCGTTCTCGATTAACGCTGCCTTAACAACATCAGGGAGGGCTTCAAAAGCGATTGTCTCTTTGACAATAATCTTGAGCAGGTTGCCCATAGTATCACGCTTGACGCAATAACTATCTAAGCGAAAGACTTTCATCCCACCGTCTTTAGGCATATGTACAAGTGCGTTGCCGCTGACGATAAGCTGCTTGAGCATCTCGAAAGCTGGCACTCGGATAGCCTTAGCTTCTACAAGCTGTGAAGCTGAACGCTCAATACGTGCTAAAGCATCCTCAGCCTTACCCCTAGCGTCATCCCCTGCTAACTCAACTAAGTCAAAGTCATCTATCGTTAGACGAAAGAACGGACTGTTAGGAGGCAGGAGTGTCATTAGAAGCTTTGATGCGAGGTTGTTTACACCTCTAGCACCTACAGCTTGGAAAGGTGTGTCGTACTGGGTAGAGGAAGTATGACCGTCACGAGGCATTAAGGTTGGTATGGTTAGTTCAGCAGCCGCCCTTGCCCTCGTTAAAAAGACATCACGGTCTGCTTCCATATTTTCGTAGGCGTGAGCTACGCCTTTCTCGTTGTAAATCATAATTGTTCCTTATTGTGGATCGTACTTACCTACGGGCTTTTTGCCAGTTTTTGCACCACGTTCTAAATTTAAAGCATCGTTGTCTTTGCCGTACATACCAAGACCTGAGATACCTATTTTGTTTCTCCCATTACCTTTGCCTTTTTCTACAGGCACGTTATGGGGAAGTGTCCCTATAAATTTATCTTTATTAAACGGGTCTTTGACATGATCTTCAAAACGACCTGCATGGTTTCTGAGCTTTGAAGCCCCTTTACTTATTTCGCTTACACACATAGAACTACCTTTTACTTATTGATTGTAAGGCCTTGACCTGCTGCCCCGCCAGATGCCTGTACGCCAGAGCTACCTCTACGTAATTGCTTTGAACCTTTACGTTTCTTCTTACGCATCTCAGCGGTAGAGTCTACAGCATTTTCAATTTCTTCTGGGGCTTGGTTAGGAGCTGGAGCTGGAGCTGGTGGTTTTGGAATATCGGGTTTAGACATACACATATTTTAATTCTCATTCGTTAAGTCATCTTCAAGCATATTCTCTAGCTTTTGGATGACGGATTGCTGCCCCTGTAAAAAAGCAACCTGAATGTCTTTTACACCGAGGTTGTGAGGCAGTTGGTTTGGATATAATTTCTTAAACATATCCACTAATTCTTTAGATATAATCGGTTTCATATTCATAGTTGTTTCTCTTAACGGTACGTTTAGAAACTAGGTAATTAAATCAAGAGGTTATAAGGAAGGTGTAACCAGACATTTGCGATGATATGGAGGCAGGTTACCACCTCCAATACCATTACCGCATATCTATATTTCACACTGTCCAGCTACACACGCTAGTTCTTGTGTACCTGTAGTCGTGTCTTCTTTCTCAAACTTACCTAAGTCATCCCAGTTGATACTCTCAGGCATCTTAGCTAGGGCTTCTTCATAGGCTTCTTCTGTGATAGCTGTGTAAGGAGCTTGTTGATACACATGATCTGTACGAGGCAGGAAGCTAATACCTGAACAACTATCTAGTCGATCCCATAACCATTGACCTGCTGCTAGGAACTCTTCATCCGAATAGTAGATAGTTACACTAGGCTTATGCTCACACCAATGGTTCTGGTAGGTTTCCCACAAGTCTAACTGCTCTTGTACATTAAGTGAGTCAACACTCGTAGAGCCGGCAGGAGCTTTGATAGGGAATGAGAAGACGTAGTTATCTTCATTCATTACGTCCTTCTCCCAAGGCACTCCAGCGTCTTTGAGGAACTCTGAGATAGGATCTTTACCATCACTGCGTACTGTTCGTATGTACTGTTGGGAGAACCTAGCGTGTATGCCAGAGGCACTGTCTACTAGCTGACTAACTGTACCTGATGGTTTCACTGCTGTAATAGCTGTTGACTGATTGATGCCTAAATTTTTTGCCCATTTTTCGTTTGTCTCTACGGCAACCGCTTTAAGCTTCTCAAGTATCTCAGGTAAGATAGGTAGGTTAGGATGATCGAACCATGTACCTGAGTCCTGTCGTCCTGACATAACAGGGTGATCCATGATGCCTGTCATACTTACACCAAGTAAACATTCTTCTGCTGTGTTCTTCTTCCAGATGTTACGGACGTATCGGAAGTCTGTTAAAGATGCCTGAAGTGTTCCAAGGATAGTAGCAATCTCAACCTTACGTTTTAAATCTTCGTATGTATCGTTACTACGAATAACGATTTCTGATAAATTACAAACCTGTGCTGACCGTAGGATAATCTCAGAGCAAGGGTTAGTACCAAAGTCATGTTCAATATCTCTACGACCATGACGAGCTGATTGCTTCTTCGCTGCTGTGCGAGAGAAGATGCCACGCTCACCTGCCTTAGACTTGTACAACGCTGTCCACTCTTCTAAGAACGTCTCGAAGTCAGGGCGTTCATTATAGACTGCACTATTGTTAGCGAGCGCACGTTGCGTATCAGTCTCCCACCAATTACCTGACTTAGCATGACGCATCCGATCATCACTAAGATTAGACAAGCTAATAAGCGCAGACCTACGCACACCACCCACCACAACAATCTCTGCAATTTTACAAACAATATCATGGCATTCAATACTCGTTAGTTTTCTACCAGCAGCATTCTTAAAAGTGGCAACAGTGAAATGAAACAAAGCAACAAGAGGATCTGCTCCACTGGAACGTCCTCCAAACGTTTTGAGTCTTTCACCTTTTGGACGTAGTTTTGAAACATCCCACGAAGGTACTTGACCCGTATACAAAAGGCTAACCAACTCACGGAAAGCTTTAGCCCAACCGATCTTACTATCTTTAACAATGATTGTTGTATCTGTTTCATTAAATTCCTCTGCCACTTCTGGCAATTTATTTACGGATTGACGTTCGACTGAGAAGCCTACACCTGTACCACACATAAGTACGTATAAGATTTCATCGAACACTCGGATATGATCTACTGCCACATACGAGCAGTTAAAGCCTGCCATGTTATCACGATCAAGTGCTTCACCTGCTGTCATTAAGCAGCGCATGGAGGGCATTACTTCTAAATTATATATCGCTTTGTATAGCATCTCTGAGGTATCGTAATCAATCTGACCACGCCCTACCCAGAAGTCTGTGTAACGTCTTACGGTTTCTGCCCAAGTCTCTCGCCTGTTATCATCTTCTCTCCAACGTGCGTAGCGTGACTTGTGGATGTACTGCTGGTAACTATCCATCTGTTCCTTCTCCCATACAAATTGGACACGGCTTTGCAGCCTTATATAAACCATCACCGTCAGGGTCGTAACCTTCCAACCCTGAACCATGGCAAGCTTTGCATTCGCTTACTTCATCTGTCACCTATAATCTCCTGAACCTTTTAATTTGTTTTCGTATTTACGTTTCATTGTTTTGCTTAGGTTGTCGAATGCTACGTCACTAAGGTTTAATCCCATGCGATCTACAAGCATTGCTAAGTACCAAAAGACATCACCCAGTTCATCACTGACTTCCTGCTTATGGTTGGGGCGTTCACCGTCCCTAATTTTTTTCTTAATTTTATCAGCCACCTCACCTGCTTCAGACAGTAAACCTAGAGTTAGATACTCAATGGCTAAGTCTTCAGGAAAGATAGCTGTGTCGTTACACTTGGCTTGATAATAATCAAAACCTTCAAACATACCTTGTAGATATTCGTAAGATGCGTTGTTCACCAGTTGACTCCTTTTGTTTCTTTCATTAGTTCAATCATTTTGTTTAAGTACCACTGAGCTTTCTCTGCATCTTGAATAGGGTTTCCCTTTGTCCATAATCTAGAGCCAGTATACTTTATTAAATTTCCATGGCAGTAGGAGATAGCTTCATACTTACCTAACACATCAACAATGTAGTCAATGGTTTCTATCTCTCCTGCGTTGTAGTGCGCTGGCTTATTAACTAAATCCCTTTCTTCCTTAGTAGAGAGAGCGTGAGTGCTTTGGTATGCTAAATCCCACTCTGCTGCTGACGCATCGTTTATGCCGCCCATAATTTTACTTCCTTTGTTTCAAAGTTATATTCACCGTCACGTAGGATACGTGCTAGTCGTGCGTTTTCTATAGCTACTTCTTCACCTAGCTTCTGTGCACCGAAGGCATGAATTACTGTCTGCCAAGTTGCACCTTGCTGTTCGAGAATAACATTAGCTTTCTTATCGCCTACTGTTGGACAACCTTTGTAGTTATCTGTCGAGTCACCAACTAGCGTTTGATATAAGAAATTGTAATCAGCTTCTTCTTCATCTACCTCTACAACTTTACCATCAATTAAATGGTAAGCAGGGATGGTGAGTAAGTCTTTATCAAGTGACCAGATAACAGTGTTGTGATCAGCGCTGCCTAAGATACCTAATAAGTCATCAGCTTCTAGCTTGTCTTCTACTTTGCCATTGTACTTCTCGGCTAGGTAGTCCTTAGCAAACTTGAGTAGCATAGGCTTACGAGTATTCTTACGGTTAGCTTTATAGTAAGGCGCTACGTCCTTGCGGTACAGGTTGTCTCCTGAGAGACAGGTGATAACTTCATCACACCCTGACTCAGCTATGATCTTACTCATGAACTCTTCCATAGAGCCTATGACATCTTTCTCGTGAGCGTGTAGTGTCCAACACCCGTTACCCCAATCAATAGGAGTCTCGGCAATGGTCGCTGCTTTGTAAGCAACGATGTCCCCATCGACTAATAATGTTCTAGTATTCTTCATCGTCTTCCTCCATCATCATCTTCTCAAACTCTTCGGCTGTCATGCTCACCATATGTGTAGCACTAGAGGCCATGCGGTATTGTATAATTGCTTCCACAATCCACTTGAAGGCAAAGGCGAACGATACAAAACCAAAGCCCATACCTAAGATTAAATTTAATGTACTTGTTTCCATGCTGTTAATCCTTTTGATGTTTTTGTAGGCGCATTCTTCTCGTCTTAGAATCAAAGATGATGTACTGCACACCCATATCTTTTTGAATTTGTGTTCTGCCACTAGCGTTAGTAGACGCAGAGCTGCTGTTTGATTTCACATCGAATAAATAAACTTCGTTATCTTTAATACCTACAATGTCGATAGCCCCAGTTGAACCTGCATTGTAGAAGACTTCAAAGCCTTCATCCCATAACCATGTTATTGCGTACAACTCTGCTACGTCCCCTATCCTATTAACATCAGTGAGTGTCTGCCCAACTTCGTCCGACTTGGAACTCTGAGTCGAGAGGGCATTTGAAGTTGTATGCTCGCTCTGTTTCTTTAATGGCCTCTTTAGTGATTTCACCAATCGCATCCTCAAGCCCTTTCTTAACTAAGATCTGAACCTCATCGTGAACGAACGCCACTATCGTAACTTCTTCGTTAGTGTAGCCTTTACTTCTTATCATATTTTCTACAGTTGCGTACCACTTCTTACAGATGATCGCTCCTGCTGACTGGAGTAAAGTGTTCAAGGCAGCGTGTGGGTGACGAATAGGAATAAGTCTACCATCCAATCCATTAATAAATTTCTCACCATGCTGCTGGTCTAATCTATTGTTGAGAGCTTCTGTTAGTTTCTTTAACGCAGGAGTCTTAGCCAGAAAACGTTTCTTAATCTGACCTCCTTCCTTCGCACCTTTACCAATGATCTGTCCTATCTTCTCGTTCCCTGCTCCGTACAAAAATCCGTAGATGAATGTCTTAGCTTGGGGGCGAGTGGCTAATCCTGCTGCTTGTTGGTTAGCGGTGTGTATGTCTCCTTCGAGAATCTCTTGACCGTATCTACCTCCATCGTATCTACACATATAATGTGCCAAGCATCGTAGCTCAAGTCCGCTTGCATCAGCGCCAAGGAGTACGTATCCACTAGGAGCATGGAACAACTCTCGACACTCTTTCCCAAAAGCCGCACCTGTGCTTGGGACTTGTGCAACGTTCGGGTCTGAATGAGTGCAGCGAGAAGTAACAGCACCCATGTGATTAACACGACCGTGTATACGACCATTCTTTTCCAGTTTAAGCCACGCTTGTTTTCCATTACCTAATTGTCCTAGTCGTTTGTTTAGCATTAAGAACTCTGTCAGTAAGGCAGCTTCGGGCATCTCAATTCCTGCCAAGATTTTTTCGTCAATTTTTGGTTCACCTGATGGAGTAAACTCTTTAGGCTCCCAACCTTTCTTCATTAGTCTGTCTGCAATCTGTTGCCGTGACGCAGGGTTGAAGGGTATTACTTTTGTTTTTGTTTTCAACTCGATTATTGTAGGTTCTAAGGTATCAACTAACTCTGCCTCTATTTCTAACTTTCGTGTAGATAGTTCTGTATAGAGCTTCTGTGCTGCTTCCACATCAAAAGGAAAACCTGCCACCTGTTGTTGTATCAGCAATCTATTCATCTCGTGTTCAAGACGCATAGGTTCTTCAGGGTACTTCTTCGATAAGATCAACTCGTATAGCTTGACGTTAAGTGCTACATCCTGAGCACAATACTCTAACATCTGTGGTGAATAGGCATCCCATGCCTCGTCCTGCTCTCCGTAGTCACCCTTATGGAACTTTAAGCGTTGCCCCCATGCCTTTAAGGAATGAGAACCAATTAACTTATTGTCAACTGTTCGCTTCAACATATCTTTTTCTTTCATGTTAGGCCAAATTAAACGTGAGGCAACTAACGTGTCATACACCTGTCCATAGTAGTCGAAGTTGTAGAGCTTCTTTAATACAGGTAAGTCATACGCCATGACGTTGTGACCACCTAGACTTTCAGCTTCTTGTAAAACTTCTAAAGCTACATCGAGTTGTGTTGGGTCATACTTACAGACTACACCTGTCTCGGTGTCTTGTGTAACAATACAGTGTACCTTCGTCACATCCTCTAGTAAGTTATCAGTTTCTATGTCAAAAATTATCATGTCATCATCTCGCTGGATTGATTAAAATTCAGGGGCTACATCTTCAGACATACGACCTGTGTGTTTACTATAAACTAAATGCCCTGCCACTCCTGTCTCACCTGACCACCTGTTCTTTAATACACGCACAGTTGTAGTGTCAGAAGTTTCTGCATCTTGTTGGTTACGCTCTAAGCCAATAACAATATCTGATAACTGACCTATTGCTGCTGAACCACGTAACTGTGACAGCGAAGTAATGATACCTTCTTCGTGTCCTTTGTCACCGCTAGGTCTGCGTAAGTGTGAGACTACAATCATACCGATGTTTAGTTCTTCTGTTAGTGAGCGCAGCTTTGTCATCAGTGTATCAATGGTACGTCTTTCATCATTACCTTCCATACCACTTACAACAATACTCAAGTGATCTAAGATAACGTACTGACAACCACAGCCACGAGCAAGGTAACGTATCTTACCTAACAAGTTATCGGACTCAGTTGAACCCCAGTGGTCATACATAAAGACTCTGCCTGTACCCATGGTAGCGTCAAAGGCTTCTTTCAATTCATCTTTAGGTATGTCATTAAGATGTACAAGTTTGTTTAAGTGTAGTGACATCAATCCCTGAGCTGTGCGTTTACTGGATTCCTCCAACGCAACGTAGCCTATGGTAGCGCCCTCGTTCAGTAGATGATATGCAAACTCACGAG